CTCATGCCCACCGGCATCCACCGGCACAAGCGCAAGAACAACGCCATCCACTTCAACAACGGGATGGTGCTCTGGATTCTCGGGGCGCATAACAAGACGAACCTGCAGCGCCGCTCCATCCGCTGGCTCGTCGGCGATGAAACCTGGCGGTGGCCTGAAGGTCACATGTCCGAAGCGGAGGCCCGCGTCACCGCCTTCGGCTGGCTGGGTAAATGCATCTTCATGAGCCAGGGCGGCGAGGAAGAGGACGACACGCACCGGAAATTTCTAACCACCGACCAGCGCGAGTGGACTTTCGCCTGCCCGGAATGCGGACACCGCCAGCCGTTCAAGTGGGAATGCGTCGAGTGGTCCAAATCCGCCAGGGATGAGTTCGGCGATTGGGATTTCGACGAGGTCCGCCGCACCGCGGCCCTGCGGTGCGAGGCATGCAACCACCATTTCGATGACGGCGACCGGACGCGGCGCGAACTCAACGCCACAGGCAAGTTCGTTGCCAAGAATCCAAAAGCGTCCAAGGAAAACGTCGGATTCCATTGGAATGCCTTGTGCGCGATGAGTTGGGGCCAGCTTGCCGAGTTATACCTACGGGCCAAGGCGGCGGCACGGAAGGGGGATGTTTCGTTGCTCCAGCAGTTCTATCAAAAGCGGCTTGGCCTGCCGTGGCGCGAATACGTCGAGGACTACAAGCTGGAGATCACCAAGTCAGGCTACAAGCGCGGAGAGACGTGGGAGGAGGAGGGCGCCATCTGCCCGAAGACCCGTTCCATCCTCGCGGCCCCGTTGCCAGAACGAACCGGCCTCATCCCGCTTCGTTTCATCACGGTGGACTGCCAGATGGATCACCTGTTTCTCGTCGTGCGCTCGTGGTCTGCGGAAGGATCAAGCCGCCTAATGTGGAATGAGCGTATCCTGACCTTCACCGACGTCGATGTCATGCAGGAACGCTTTGACGTGCATCCAAGCCTCGTTTTCGTTGATGCCGGCCACGCCACCTATGACGTCTATCGGGAGTGTTCGAAGCGCGGATGGGTGGCGCTGATAGGCGACCGCCGCCCGGTCTATCCGCACAAGGGACGCGACGGTAAGACGGTGCAACGGTTCTACTCGCCCCGGCGCAAGGTCGTGCTTTCCCATAAGCAGACGTGCCACGTTCACTATTGGAGCAACCTCAACATCAAGGACACGCTCGCCCGTCTGCGCCGTAACCAGGACCCGTCGCGGGGGCCGACATGGGAGGTGCCCGACGACATCGACGACGAATTTCTCGCCCAGATGGAAAGCGAGCAACGGGTGAAGGAAAAGGGCCAGTGGATGTGGAAACAGATCGGCTCCCGACCGAACCACTACTTTGACTGCGAGTCGATGCAGGCCGCCGCCGCGACCATGCTCAAGATTGTTGGGCGTGAGTCGTTGGCCGCCATCCCGGTTGACACCCCGGACGGGGAACCATGAGAACCCTGTTATTCCTCGTCACGTTGTTCCTCCTCGTTCCCGCCTGCACCACGCCGCCTCCCGTGAGCGGCAGCATCTCCAACAAGATGGGCACGCTCAAACTCCTGCCCGACGGCCGTGTCGAAATCGTCATCGAACCCCGCACCGGCAAGTAAGCCGCAATCCAAAGCACTCCGCCAATCATGAGCGCCACACTTTGGGTCGCAATCCAGCAATCTCTCGGGATCACCGCCGACGGCATCCCCGGCCCCCGCACCGCACAGGCCGTCGCCACCAAGTTCGGGATCGAAACCTCCACGCCCGCCGCCCCGGTTCCGACCGGCGGCGGCACGATTGACCCACGATCTGCGGCGAACATCGCCACGCTCAGACCTGACGCGCAAACCAAGGCTCGCGAATGGTTGCTCAAATGCCTGGAGGCGGGCATCAACGTGAAGATCATCACCGGCACCCGTAACTATCATGAACAGTCGGCCTTGTATGCCAAGGGCCGTACCACGGCGGGACCGAAAGTCACCAATTCTCCACCCGGTTACTCATGGCATAACTTCGGCGTGGCCTGGGACTTTGTCGTTTTTGACGCCAAGGGCCAACCGCTGTGGGAAAGCCCGCTGATGGAATGCTGCGGCAAGATCGCCGAATCGTGCGACCTCGAATGGGGTGGCCGTTGGAAGAGTTTTCCAGACACCCCGCATATCCAGCTCAAAACCGGCTGCACTTTGGCCGCAGCACGCCAATGCGTAGGGGCCGGCAAGTGGTGGACGTAAACCATGGCACGCGGACTCTTCATCACCGGATTCACCGTCGCCGAGGTGCTTGGCATCCAGCGCCGCGCCAAGGAATTGCTCCTTGAGGGCAAGACAGTCATGAACTGGAATGATGCGGACACGTCTGTCTCGAAGCAGTTCCCGATGACCGTCTCGGAAGTCCTTGAGGAATGCGGCCACGCGTTGCGCATCCTAGATCCCGCCACCTATGGCAAACCCCGCATCGCTGCCACCTCATTCATAGACGGCTACCTCCCAAAATGATCAGTCTCAAGTCCATCGCCCTACGTTGGCTGCCTCCTGTGCTGGTCCCCAAAGCGTGGGGATCACCATTTGAGGCGGCCAATTGGTCGCCCCGTCGTGGCACGGTGCCGGGTGCCTCACCGACCGATGCCCGCAACGAACTCACGCCAGGCGTGCGCACCGAGTTGGTCCGCAAGTCGCGTTACCTCCACAAGAACAGCGGGTTCGTTAGGGAACTGGTCGCCAACATGGCGATCTATTCCACCGGTGACGGCATCCGCGTCCAAGCGCAATCCGGCAACCCAACATGGAACCGTGCCGCCGAAGATTACTTCGCCCTGTGGTCGGCTCGTTGTGAGATCACCCGGCGGTTTTCATTTGAGGAATGCCAGGCGCTCGTCTGCCGCGGGATGGACATCGACGGCGAATACTTCATCCACAAGACCCGAGACACCGAGGGTGAACCGCGCATCCAGTTGATCGAATCCCACCGCATTGGTGATGAGTTCGGATCGAAGGACACCATCGACGGTGTGGGCCTCGACGCATGGGGGGCGCCGGTATTCTATCGGGTGTTGGAGGATGGCGGCAAAGCACGCGACCTCGCTGCCCCCTCGATCCTCCATATCCACGAACCGGAGTGGGCCGGTGGCGTGCGTTCGCATCCTTCCATGCAGCACTCGATCAACCATGTCCTCGATGAGATGGAATTGCTCGCCCTTGAGAAACACGCGGTGAAGGACAACGCCGACGTGGCCCGCATTCTCAAAACGGCACGTGGCGAGATCGACGACAGCGGCGACTTCGTGGTTGGGGGCGCGGGTGCGAACAACGAATCGAGCGATCCCGTGTCGCTCCAGCGCATCGTGGGCGGCAAGTTGGTGGCGCTCAAACCAGATGAGTCGCTCGACAGCTTCCAATCCAACCGCCCGTCGCCCACCTTCACCGGCTTCCTTGAACATCTGCGGCGGGATTCCGCGCTCGGCATGATTCCCTTCGAGTTCGCTGCCGATTCCAGCAAGGTCGGCGGTGCCGGTGTGCGCCTGATCGTTGCCAAGGCGGATCGACGGTTCTCATTCCGCCAGATGATTCTTGAACGCCGCCTGATCCGACCGGTGTGGGCCTATGTCATCGGTGACGCGATCAGCAGGGGACTGCTACCTGCCATCGCCGGATGGTGGAAGATCAGTTCGGTTCCACCAAAGCGTGTGACCGTGGATGCCGGCCGCGAGGCCCAACAGAACCGCGCCGACGTGGAGATGGGACTCAAGACCCTGTCAGACCACTTCCAGGAATTGGGTGCGGATTTCGGCGAGGAAATCGAACGCCGCGCAAGTGATGCGAAGCTGATCCTGGAAACAGCGGCCAAGTATGGCGTGCCTGTGGACATGCTGTGGAAGCCATCAGACGGCTCACTCCAGCAGATTCCGCAAAAAGCGAAGGGTGGATGATGCCGCGTGCGGGATTCGAACCCGCATCTCCGTCCATAAAGGACGGACGCTGCCTCGGTCAGGTCACCAGATGGAAACCCGACTCGCCGGTATTCATTCCCGGTTACGCCAACGCGGCACAAACCAGCTTCGATCATTCCAGCAGGCAGCGCAAGAATAGTGTTGGTGGTCGCGCGTTGACACCACCAACCGGGCGTGAATCCGGTTCTTCTTCAAAACAGTGAGTGGCTGATCCAGCCCGAGGCGCTGCGTTCCATGGTGCTGGTGGCCCGTTTGTTCGATGAACGCGGAGCCACGCTCCCCCAGTCCCGCCAATCCAACCCATTGCTTAGCGTTGAGGATGGCATCGGCACCGTGTCCATCGAAGGCCCGATCCTCCGCAAGCCCGATATCTTTGCCCGGGCGTTGTTCGGTGCCACTGATTCCGAGGAAATCGGCACGGCCCTGCGCGAGGCTGGCCAGCGCGACGACATCCGCGCCGTGTTTCTTGACATCGACTCGCCCGGCGGCACCGTGGCCGGCACTCCCGAACTGGCCGCTACCGTCGCATCCATCAACGAACGCAAACCGGTCTATGCTTTTTCTTCCGGCCTGATGTGTTCGGCTGCCTATTGGATCGCCAGCCAGGCACGCGCCATCTATGCCACGCCCTCTGCGCGTGTTGGATCCATTGGAGTGGTGCAAGCCGTGATCGACGACACTGCCGCGCTCGATGCCAGGGGCCTCAAGGTGGAGGTGTTCGCGGTCGGCAAATACAAGGCAATGGGAGCGCCCGGCACGCCGCTCACCGACGATCAGCGCGAACTGATCCGTTCGAACCTCTCGGAAACCGCCGGGGAGTTCCACTCCGCCGTGCTGTCGCGGGGTCGTTCGATTCCGCCCGAGGCGATGGAGGGCCAGACCTTCAGCGGGCGGCAGGCACAGCGATTCAATCTGGCGGGCATGGTTTCCGACCGCGCCGAGGCGATGCGCCGCCTTCGAGTCTTTCACGCGGCGGTTGACACGGAATCAAGGGCGATGAACACCGCAACTGAAGATATGCTAGCAGCAGCCCGCACCCAGGTTGAAACCCTCCAGCAGGATTACACCGCACAGGCCGACTTGCTAACCGAAGCCTCGACCAATCTCGATTCACTGCGTGGTGAAGTCGCATTGATCACCGCCGAACTCGAAACCGTCCGCACCGAACGCGACAGCGCCAATGCGGAAATCACCACCCTGCAAAACCGCATCACGGAACTTCAATCAGCGCAGGCCGATGCATCGACCCTGCAAACCCGCATTGCGGAACTCCAGGCGGTGCAAACTGATTTTGACACCCGCGTCCAGACCGAGGTGGCCCGCGTTGTGGCCTCCACCGGCACCACATTGCCGGCCCGCGTCACGCCCGCTGGTGATGCCACCCAGGCCGCCGAACTCCACGCGCAATTCGCCGCCATCACCGACCCGGCCGCGCAAACCGTCTTCTGGCGCAAGCTCACGCCTGAACAACAAGCCCTCATCCTCAAACACCAAGCCTAACATCCCGTCATGTCCAATACCCTAACCAACGTCAAAGACATCAAAGTCGCCCAGAAGGCGCTCATGCCCTTCATGGCTCAACTGCTGCCAGTCACTGCGTTTTCCATCGACTTCAGCCCGCTGCCCGCCGACAAGCTCGACACGGTGCGCGTGCCCCTGGTCGGCGCGCCCAGCACATCGAGTGACTTCGCCGGTGACTACACCGCCAACGCGGATTCCACGGTGACCGTGGCGCCGGTCGTGCTCAACCGCCACAAGTTCAAGACCGTCCATGTCACGGCCCGTGAAAATGCGGAAACCGCACTCAACACGCTGGAAACCCTGGTTGAGGCCGCTGCCCAACAACTCGCTCAGGACGTGCTGGTGGACATCCTCTCGGTGGTGACCGCCGCCACCTACGGCGCGCCCGGCATCCCGGCACTCGCGGCCACCTCTTTCGACTACAAGAAGGTGCTCGGCATTCGGGAAGTTTGTGGCAACGCCAAGATGCCGCCCAATCCGCGCTCGCTGGTGTTGGACTCCGGGTATTACACCAACCTGTTAGCCGACGACGTGGTGGCCAAGAGTTTCAACCTGAACCTCAACGCCCCGGCCGTCACCGAAGGCATGGTGAAACGGCTCGCTGGTTTCAACCTCCACGAGACGACGATCATCCCGTCCGACCATGCAGAAAAACTCGTCGGCTTCGCCGCCCATGCCAGTGCGGTGGCCGTGGCCATGCGCTACCTCCAGCCGGTGGCCGATTACCAGCAGGCAGGTGCCGTCACCGATCCGCAGACCGGCATGACCTTCGGCTACCTGCGCTTCACCGACACCCGCGCCAACCGGGTGTTCGTCACCCTCGAATGCCTCTACGGCTTCGTGGCCGCCAAGACCGATGCCCTCAAGCGGATCGTCAAACCCTAACCAAACTTCAACCTAACAATCAAAGCCATGATTCCATTCAGTCAAACCGGCAATGCCGGATCCACCCTCAGCCATGTCGTCATCCCTGCCGGTGGGCGCGACCGTGTCCGTGTCCAGTATGTGAATGCCACCTCCGACAAGGCGGCTTCATTGCTCACCTTCAAGGCACCGACCACATCCACGGTCGTCACCGCCACCAGCGCCTCCAACCAGGCAGTGGTGAACTGCGTGCCCTACACCGGGGCGGCGGCGAACGATGTGGTCGTGCTGTTCTCGTTGGCCACCGGAACCGGCGTGCGCGGCGTGGTGACCTCGGTGCAAGCCGGGGTTTCGATCACGCTCACAGCCAACCTCGGCCTAGCCCTGGCACCAGGCGACACGGTTCACCTGATGGCCTCCAAGGCTCAGATTCCGGTCGGCGCGGCCACCAAGGAAGCCAACGCGCCCACCGTGTTCGTGGTCCATGAAGGCCCGGCCCTGATCGAACTCGACGGCACGTCGGCCTGCCGCATCAACCTAGTGGCGGGCGAGTATTCCTGATTTTCCTGCATTGGCATAGCGGGGTTCGTGGGCACCCTCTCCGGGCAATCGGAGGGGGTGCTTCATTTTGACAACACCACACCGGCATGGAACTCGAATCCGAAATCCTCTCAGACCTGCGCCAGTTGCTCGACGAACACGGGGTGAAAGCGCGGTGGAAGGGCATTGCCCTGATCGTTCTTGTCAGCCGGGTTGATAACAAACAGCAGATCGACATGGGCGGATTCGTGGAATCGCCCGACCTCAGCCTGCGGGTGCCCAAGGCGGCGTTTTCTAACACGCACCCGAAGTTCGGCGAGCGCATCGAGGTGGACGGCACGGAATACCGCATCTCGCAGGTGTCCGGCCATCCGCGTTCGCCACTTCTAACACTAAGCCTCTCCAGCACCGATGAGTGACGGCATCAAGTTCACGGCGAAGCTCAAGGGCGGCAGCGACGTGGCACGCCTGCTCAGGCGCTACCCTGAAAAGGTCGGCCGCACGCTCGAATCCCTGGTGAAGCAGGAAGCACGCGGACTGGCGGTCGAACTTGCACGCAACACGCGACCGTTCGGGTTTTCCGAGAAGGCGAAGAAGCGCGGGGAAAAGGCGGTGGCCGGTGACATCGTGAAGGTGTTCGCCCTGCCTTCCGATGCGTTCGAGAAAACCAAGCCCGGCGATCCCGCCGCCGCTGACAGGTTCTGGGCGGACATCAAGAACCGGCGATTTTCCAAGGCACAGAAGACGCTCCAAGCATCCAATTCGCCGTGGAAAGATCTGTCCGTGGGCCGCCTTGACCCGAATCTCCACAAGGCAAGCCGGACGGGGAAAAATGCCAACGTGAAGCGCAAGACGCCGGCCCAGATCGTCACCAGTCCGAAGGCGCTCAACACCTATATCGCCAAAATCCAAAAGCGGGTCGGCTTCGCCAAAGGCTCGTGGATCAACGCTGCCAAGGCCATCGGCGGGCGGGTGCGCGGCGCCGTGCAATGGGCGACCCGTCACAAACAGGCACCGGGGACGGCCACGGTGAAAACCGGCGACAAACCCGCCGTCACGCTCGTCAACAAGCTCGATTACATCGAACAGGTCACGACCCACACCGGTATTGAACTCGCGCTTCAGGTGGCCGCGGGGCGCTTGCGAAAGGCCTTGGCCACTTCGCTGAGGGTCATCAACGACAAGGTGAACCGTTCCCTGCGGCGAACCGGTTGACGCGCTTCTTTAGAGGTCAGGCAAATCAATTTGCTTTCCTCCTCCTCCTGAAAACAAAAAAAACTCTGGACCCAATATCTCCGGATGCAACTCTTGCAGTTCTTGCTCAAATAGACTTATAAAAGATGATATTTTCTCGCACATGAGGTCTATATAGTGTGGACGCAAGCAAATTAAATCACCGTGGCCGATAATATCCAGTCCAAGCGTAAAAAAGCTAGGATCTATCTGATCGCGTTTCTCCTTCAGTTCAGAGCGCTGGGTAGCGGTAAGCTTTTGATTGTGGACAATTGTGTTTCTGATTTCGGCGAATAACAAAATTGCCTGCCATGCGTCACTACTAAAACAGCCAGATACTGATGTGCACATCTGTAGGTATCTCATTGCACGTCGTAATCCGCGATCCTCCCCCTTGATCTTTTCAACCGTTTTGGGAGCTTGCACGGAGGATCCTACAAACAGGCATGCAAGATTCATTCTCTTTTCCAGCTCCGACATGAGGAGAATCATCAACGCCGACCTTTGTAATCTTGGGATGTCGATGGCATATTGCTGATGGGCGTCTGTCTCGTCCACTCTCGGCTCGGAATCAGGATCTCCATCCCAGTCCTCTCTACGTTCTTCAAGTTCAGCGCGCACATGTTCCTGCAGCCGGCTTTCCATATAGTCCTCAGCATGGTGAGCAAGTTCTTGAATGAACAAGAGAATGCGTCCAAACATGTCAAACGGCCAATTTGAGGAACCTGCTCTCACTTTTATTGAAAGCGATTTGTCATTTGAGGATTTACTTGTCAAACTTTCTCTCTGATTTGATGCGTCAGAGCGTCGGTTGACGCGCGGACATCCGGCAGAATGCCAAACCTCATTGAAGACAGCCTCACCTCGCTCCTGGCCGAATGGATCGACTCCAACAGGCCGGATGAATTCCCTGATGCAGCGACCATGCCGGTCCACGTCGCACGCCGCGATGAAGTCCGCACCCGTCCATGCGTGGTTCTCAACACCATGGAATCCAAGCTGGTCCCGGGCATGCCCCACACCGCCCGCGTGAAGCTCGACGTGCATCTTTTCTCCCAGGTGGATGACACGCCCGCTGAGACCCACGCGGAGTGGGCGGGGAAACTGGTTGCATTGCTCGGCGGCAAGGTAGCGATCCAGACAGCATTGGATTCGGAAACCTTCGTTCTGCACGACCTGATAGACCGTGAGAGTGTGACCAGTCCCGACGAGGCGCGGGGCCGGGAATCGGTTCTGAGCTACGAGGCCATCGTCTCGGCGGTGTGACGGAGAACAGGCGTCCTCGCCTGTGAGGGAATGCAGGAAGCCGTGATAACGGCGGCATCCAAATGCCGCAGGCCTAATTGGTATGGCCTGAGCGCAGCGAGGGCAACACGGGCGTCCTCGCCTGTCATTTCTTTCTCCAACATGCGGGACGCATGTTTTCCCACTCAGCCGGGACGGCCGAGTTCCCCCGGTTGACACGCCGCCCGCGGTCAAATGGCCGCAACATTCCTTGGCACAACTGGCAACTGGGGTATCCCGAACGACCAATCGGGCATCATCATCTCCGATTTGTCATTCGACTTTTCCCAGCAGGAAAAACCGGTCCTCGACAAGAGCGGTGAGATCCAGGGTCTTGCGCTCTATCAGCCGAAGGTCGAGGTGAAGATGTCCGGGTTGGTCGCCAAAACCGCTCCGTTCAGCGCCAAGATCGGCACGGTCCTCGTCCTGGCCAATGCGATCCCGGCTCACCTCACGCCCAGCGGCGGCTCCACCATCATCCAACAGATCAGCCGCAGCCTCAACAACGAGGACTTCGAGAAGATCGACATCACCGCCACCCACTATCCTTTCGTCACCGTCGGTGTGTAACAATCCATCAAACCAACCCGAGATCCAGAAATGAACGCCATCACCCACCTGTCATCCACCGCCACCAGCAACACGGCCC